GCCAAACATCTCGATAACACGTTTTTGAGTTATAAGTTGCTGGTTATTCATATCCATGAGACCAAACACCCTCTCCCAAGGCTCGGCGGAAAGAATCATTTTAACATCAATCCGGATTGACGCATTGGAATTTTGACTTGAAATTTGGGTGGCCGTGGGATCTCCTTTAATATCCAATCCTTGAAATGCTGCCGGGCTCCCCAAGGTGTCTTCGGCCTCTTTGATTGCAATCTGATCTTCACGGACGGAGGAACTTGTCATATCATTGAAAATAATTGCATCCAAATCATCCATGTTGTCAACGTCCACAACTCCGCCAGCGCGACTAATCAATTGATTATCCTCAATTGTTGCTCCTCGGCGGCGTTTCCACATGCAATTAGTAATCAACGCCACGTTATCAATACGCTGATTACGCTGGGCATTTACCTCCTTCTGAAGATACTGGATAAAGTACGCTCCTGACCGGCCACCTACCTCTCCGGGAAGCGGTTCGAACGATTGCATCACAAATGGGATCTGTTTGTGACGCCAAAATGGATTATCCCCAATAAACGGAACAAATGAATCATTGATGATAATTTTTAGTTCATTCCGGGTCCAGTATTTATAAACAGCAAAGCGACGATTTCGGGTGTTAGTCCCGGGCCGATCACCAGAATCAATTCCTTCATTACTGGGCTGTTCCATTTCAGTTTCTGAAAACCGTTCAAACCGGTTATCATCAATATTGATTTCGGACATGGCTTTCCAGTTTTCTTGTGTCGGCATATACACTTTTCCGGCACCTTGTTTTTTGTAGAATTCTAATTCTTGTTCAATATCGTCCCGAGACTTCCATTCCCGGTGAATTCCGTACTGGTGTTTCCCGATGTCTTGGGCACCTCCCCACGGGTCATACCAATAATCATTCATATCAACATAGACCAGTTCGTTATCGTCGAATAAGACTTCTTCGATTTCTTTTGTGACAACATAAGGAAACTTAATTCCCAAATATTCCGCTTGGACTCTTTTTTTACGTTTTTCCTTTTGATATTTCCACGCTACGCCCAGCACAGTATAAGGGAAGATTAATTTAGATGTAACATAATCATAGACAATCATGGTAAACTTATTCGTAATTAGTTGTTGGTCCAACAACGCCGCTGAGATTTTGGCCTTTTCCTCATTTTGGAGCATCAATTCAAGCCGGGCATTGGGTCCGGGTTTGACCACCGGATCGACAATCGGGCGTGTCCCGCAAATCGCCTTTACTTCTCTGGCCCGGAGCGTATCGATAATACGATACGTAACTGGAATATGCAGGTTAGAACGATCATCACCATCCGGAAGCTGGGGACGAATCCCAAGATATTGTTTGTAGCCTTGAACTGCCATTAATTCCTGGGCGTCCCGGTAACGCTGACAAAGGTCACGATCTCGTAATATTAATTGCTTGGTCTCGTTTTGAGTTAAAGGCAAGCGGATCACCTTCCATTAATAGTCGATTGGTTTTCTTTTAACCGATTTAGGATTTCTACCATGATAGTCACGGCGATTATGGCCGGGATTATTTTGCGGTTTCTTAGGAATCGGAGGACGACTCATAGCACCGTAGCGAATATCTTCCCCCGCATGATCTTCGCACTTGTCAGACACGTCATTTGGGTCCACGTCGTCCCGAATCAACGCCGGTATGGTCCGGATTGCATTGGTACAAGTTTCAAATATCCGGAGCTTAGCGACCATCTTCCCAGTTTCCGGATGAGGGTACGGCTCGAAGTGTTCTGCCAGTGTTGCCCATCCATCGACGCGGCGATTGTCGGCCCGGACTAATCCAATTAGACCGGCTTTTCGAAAGAGTTCTTCCCGATAAACTCCAGTATCATGATCCGGGGACCGTCTCCATAAATCCGGACTTGCAACTGTATAAGAATAATTATTTTTTTGAGGCATAACTCGCAATATTTCTTTAGCCGCTTTAGATACAACTAAATCCGGCTTATATACCTCATTGACTATGTATTCATTTCCATTTTCATCAATTGCCCAATCATGACAACTACACATATCTAGTCCATAATCTAAGCTGCGGAACCGCTTCCAATAATCCGGAATAACAAATGGTTTGATGATATGAATATCGCTTCTCCAAGCTGCAAAATAAGCACCACCGGGTAGGCCATAATCACCCAATCCAACTACTTTAAATCGGTCTGGATTGGTATATTGTAAATCTTCAATCTTTTTTCTGTCCTTATCGTCTAACCATTCATTGCATTTATATGTAGTAGTGAGAGTGAACGCATCCGGGTCTGTCTTGTCCCAGAATCTAGATTTAGTCCAATGAGTATTAACCCACGGATTATAGGTAAGGGTTAATTGTTTCCACAATCCGTCCGGCATTTCTCCCCGGATAGATTCATCTAAAGTATCAAAATTTTTTTCCTCGGCAATTTCATACGCTTCTTCAATCCAAACCCAACATAATACACCGACATCGACCGTAATGGATGTCAGTTTTAATGGATCATCATATCCCCTGAAAAGTATCTTTTGACCAGTGGGAAGATAGACAGCTTCAAGGGGATTAACTGTAAATTTCCACAAATGATAGACTTGTTGCCGTCTTGCTGCCCATTTCAACTGAGCAAATGTGCTGTCTTTGTTGGTATTAAAAGTTAATCGTACGACAAGCGCATTTGCAAGCGGGTGTTTCATTATGTTATAAATGAACCAATGAGCAGTATTACATGATTTTTTAGAGCCACGCCCTCCTTTTAAAACTCGATAACGTTTCTTAGTATGCCAAAATGAAGCGTACCCTTTGCCAATTAAATCGGGTAGATTAATTTCTATCGCCATGTAATCACCGCCTTGATAGGCGTTGTCGTTTTAATCTTCCAGTTTGTCCTCTCCAGATATAATTACAACAGGAATTGAATTAGGGTTGTCCGGGTCGCCGCCGATCGCCACCTTGTTCGGGAACGCCCCGCGATTCCGGCCTAGCAGTTCGAGCGCTTCGACCTTATCGTGAAACTTTAATTCGATACTGCCGTCTTTTTTGTTGACTTTCACTGACGCGATGGCGGCCGCCTGGTCCCGGGTCAAACTCCTGGATTTTTTAAAACGAACCTTGCCGTGTTCGGTGTATAAAAGATAATCCTGAATGTTGGAAAAACCAAGGTTCGCAAGTTCGTGCAAAATCTTTTCAGTCGTGATTTTTTCCTTATCTAAAATTTCTTTCTTACGACGTTCAACTTCAATGGAAATACTAGGATTACTTAGAAGTTTTGAAGCATCGACATCCGGGTTTTTTGACTTGTAACCCGCGTCCACGTAAGCTTGCGCCGCCGAACACCGTTTGCCCGGTGGAGCCTGGCCAAGAACAACATACTGGATATAAAGCTCGATAAATTTCTCATTTCGTGCCGTCATTTTATCACCACCAAATAAAAAAGCCCGCTCAGCTTCTCAGGCCGAACGGGCTTAATTGTAAAATATGAACCTGCTAGTTCACGGTAAGCAGTGGGGTTGCTTCGCTATTCGCTCCAGACGTGCTCCAGGTTTCCCTGCCGTCTCCCCTGGGTGTAATTAACTGCATTCAACCCTACCGTTTTTAAGGACACCTGTCCTTGTGTTAATTTTACGCCAAAACGGACATTTTTTCAATGATTTTTAACAATCCTGACTTGACATTATGACATTATAATGTTATAGTGTATTTAGGATTAAGATAAAGAATAATTCAAAGGAGATGCTGAAAATGACACTCATTAACGCACTAGAAACATTAAAAAGCAAAGGAATAACCAAACTTGCAGGGCTTTCCGGCGAAAGCAATATTGATAAGTTTATCGACAATGCACGCCATTGCGACGAAGATGCCCAAAGATGGCCTGAACAAGGATGGGCTAAGTACCATGTTGAGCACGCTGACGATAATTTTATAGTTGAAATAGACGGACATTATATCATCGCAACCCATTATGACACCCATGATATGGCAACATACAGTAACTATGATACTGAAGACGAAATGCACGCCGCTTTTGAAGAATGGAAAATTATGCAAGATGCCGAAAAAATCGCTGACAAAATGATGATTTCCCGTCCAGACGAATTACCCCGAGCCGCTTGGATTCTTATTGCAGCGTCAGAACTTAGAGCCGCCAACAAAGCATCTAAAGAAGCGTTTGAACGTGAATTTGGAAAAGATTAACCGGAACCGATCCGGTTTTTCATTCTAATTTATTGAAGATAAAAAGGTAATCGACACTATAATGTCGAACCTCTCTTTGGAGGTGAACTAAATGGCCCGGACTGAACTGCGACTACCTGACGACCTATACGGAATTCTCCTCGATGAGGTGACAGCAAAAAAAAAGCAAGGCGTTAAGGGTGCCTCGCTGAACCAGGAAATTGTTGAACGGCTTTATAAATCCTTCGGGATTGAACCATCCTCTACTAAATAGAGGGTATTTTTTTCTCGACTATCTTTTCAATTATGATTCCAATCGCAATTCCGATTCCACCACTCACTAAAATGATAATTGTAACCGTACGGTATGCCCGCTCAATTATCCACTCTAACATTCCCGAAAAGAAACTCTTCATCGTTATCGTTCCTCCTCGGGAAAATCATTTTTCCATTTTGTAGGCTCTAACCTAGCCGCTCCACAATTATATATAAATTCAGCTTGTTTCCCTTCACGATTTTCAACAATAACTGAATTTGTGTGGGCACTAACAACTCGAACTAAATCTCCATTTAGAGCATAACCCGGAGCGCCTTCCCCTGTTATTTTTAAAATATCACCACGATTAGTTTTCGAATAATCTATCATGTTATTTCTCCTTTCTTGGGATATAATTGTACTTTGTCCTCAGCCCGGCCACGTTCTCCAAGACAATCCCCTCGCTCTCTAAATCCGCCCACGTATGCTCCCGAATATCCGCCACCATCCGGCGCACCGTCCGCTCATTCACCGAAATCAAATTGGCGATCTGGTCCACCAATTTCCGCTCTTCGTACCGGTAAACGTACATGTCAAAATACTCCGAGTTGAGACTGAAAATTGACGATTTGACCACCAAAATGATATTTAAATGATAGTCCTGACTCGTTACAAATCTTTCGACATCCGAGTCCAGCCGGGACCGGTACCGGATATACTCACGCTCCCAATCCGAATTCCCCTGATAATCAGTCGCCAAAATAGCCTGTTCCAATTCACCGTGATTGAACAAAAGCCAGTCGGCTAGTTTGGTGATCAATTTATCAAGGGAGTCCGTCATAATTATTCTCCTAATTCAAAAAATCCTAATTTTGCACGCAATGAATCTGGCATCCTTCCACGTGGAGGTAATTTGTCACAGTAATTAGTAGATTCAATTTTCGGTTTTTCTTTTTTAGTTGGAGGATGATACTCAAAATTAGCAGGGAGTCCTAATGTACGGCGCCAATACCAAATGGCCGATATTGATAAATTAAGCCTTCTGCTAATTTCCTTGTCACTCAATCCTTGACGATAAAACTCAAGGCGTGTTTTTTGTTCCTCCTCAGTGACAAATGGTTTAGGCATTAATATCACCTCACGATTTCACAATATGCAATCCCCCATGACCAGGGGGAAGTAATATAGGAGATTCCTCTTCCACACAAACAAAAAATTTTTCAATTTGACCATTACTGCCGGGGCATTCTGCTAACAATGTTTCCGTCAGTGCTTGTTTAGCAGCTTCATATGTTTCGCAAATTACAGTACCATCATCCAAGATAGAATCAAACACCGGGACAAATACTTCAATTATTTTCTTTGGCATGTTTACCTCCAATATCCGCAAATTTTCAAGACTGTGACGGCCGCCTGGTACTTCGATTTGCCGGTAATCCGCGCTTCTTTCTCCATGAACGGATAATTCCATAATTATAATTTAGTATTTTAGATATTTGGTAGTCATTTAACCCTTGATTGTATAAATCAATCCGTTTTTGTTCCTCTTCTTTGGGTAAATGATTTCCCTTTAATACGTGAGAAGGTAAGTTGTTCTTTATTCTCCACCTTTCTATTGTAGAGCGATTAACAAACAATTGAACGCTTATTTCTGTATCGCTTAATCCTTGATTATATAAATAACGCCGTTCTAATTCTTTCCTCTCTGATAAGCACTGTTGTGACAATTGAATCACTCCTTAACATATCCGCATTGTTTCAAAACTTCCACCGCCGCATGGTACCCCGGGCAAACCGCCGTATACCATTTGTAACGGTCAAAACGCTCTAGCCAATCTTTTTGATAATCGGACGCCCCATCACCACCATCCTGACGTTTAAGTTCGATTACGGTCCCGCTCAGATCCGGGAAGGCCGGTGGGGGAGTGATAATGATAATGTCCGGCACTCCTGGTTTGACTCCCATTTTCCGGAGCCGCCTGGCAGTGGTAATATTTCTGAATCCTCCATTGGGTGGGTGAAACCAGTCAACACCGATTTCGTCAAGCTTTTCAGCCAGGAGTTCCTGCTCCTCCTCCTCGGTAGGAAGCAATTCAACTCGAAAGGATCCAGACTTTTTTTCAGATACCGGAGTCATCGAAAATTTTTTGTTCAGGCGAAGCGCCGGGTTCTCCCGGAGCAGCTTCGCCAAATCGGATTCGGTAAGATAGACCGCCATGGTCAGCCGTTGGCCGCTTCCCGCATTTGAGGAAAAGCTTCCTTGTTTTGATACCGTTGGTCAATCATTTCATAGTAGTCTTTTAAAACTACCGTTTTTTCCGCTTCTTCGGCCAGTACCACGGCTCCACCATTCGGCCAAAGTTTTAACTGGTTCGAAATTCTTTGGAGCGTTTGGTGCGCTTGAGTCCATTCTCCAAACCGTTCAAAATTCCCGAAGAATCCCTCGTAATCAGGCTTACATTTATACCAATTCCGATCACCTTTTTCACTCACACGAACACCGCAATAACAAAGCACTAAATCAATCAGTGCATACTTTGCTTTTACGGTCATGGCGTCCAGAGCGTATCGGTTAAGTATAATCGTGAAGTTATACTGGGTGAGAAATAGCATGACGCCCTTGACACAGGACACTTCAAACTTTTTCTGCCACTTTGGATCATTCCGAAACAAAATTTCCATCTTGGCATCACTCAAATGGTCATGGGCCTGGGTAATCAACTCCTCAAAAATCCGCAAGGTATATTCATCAACCTTAGTGAGCTTAGGTTCTCTGTTTAAATCCGTGACTTTTTCGCGCCGCCTTGCCAAAACAACCATCCCCTTCTCATTATTTTTTTAAGCATAATTCCCCCTGGGCAAATCCGGACCACCTCATACCCCACACTGGGGCGGCGGACTAAATGAATCATCTCCTTTCCTCCTTTCTCAACTTCCGGAGTTGTTTCCGAACTTTCCGCATTTCCCGTTTGGTATCATTCATCAGGTTGACTCTATCAATGATTTCACCGTTAAGTCGGGCAAGTACAAGTTCGAACCCCATGTATTGGGAAAGTAAATCTTCCCTCCGAAGCGTAGACATGTTTACCCCCTTAATAGGAATTTTGACCATCCTTTTGTTTTTTAAGTGCCCCATATATCCGCATGAATTGACCAGCTTGAATACTTCTATTTGGTGAATCAAGTATTGTCATATATCCAACTGCTTTCACTGCTTCCCCAATCTCAGGGAAGCTCCATTCCGGGGCATTATAACGATCAATTTTCTTATTCACTTCAATCCATGCAATTTCGGGTTCTGGTAAAAGGGATTTTAATTTTTGCGCCGGAATTTTTCTTTTAGCCATTTGAAATTCCAATTTATCAAACTGTTTCCGCAGTTTATCCATACTGAGAATATTGGAACACCAAAACTCATCAGCTTGGCACCAATCAACTACCGCCCGGATACGGTCTAAAGAACGTTTATCGATTTCAACCATGAGCCGGACGGTATTGGCCCACGAATCCAACCGGGGAGGAACTTTAAAATCAGGTTTGTTTTTTAATATCCATCCTTTCAGATATACCGCTATTCCCATATGTTCAGGAGAAAATATTAATTTTTTACCTTCTACCGGAGGAGTTCCGGCGTCAGGCGGAACAATGTTTTTTTTAAGTGTTTTAGATTTAAGTTTAAGTCTATATTTAGGTTTAAATAATATGTCCCTTTCGTTGTCCCTCCTGTGCTCCTTTTGTTGCCCCTCCTGTTGTACCTCTCGTTGTCCTTTCTGTTGTCCTTTTTGAACAATCGAATTTATCCTATACCTACCGGCTTGATTCACCCTATTTGACTTTTTATACTCAATCAATCTGTTGGAAACTAAAATATCACGCGCCCGGTCAAACTCTTTCCTACTTAACCCTGCTTTAAACTGTAGCAAGCCGTTTGCAACAGTAAATTCCTCTTGCCACCCACTCTTATTACACGCTGACATGAGTTCATGCCATAATGCGATTGCAGTAGCAGGCAAAGGGTTCACTTCCTTCCAACCGTCAAACGCTACAATTTCTGATAAGTAGTTCATCTGGTCCCCCTGATAACTTATCTAACTACAAATCTTTGGCCTTGCACGTACCTGCCGTTTCGTCGTATTGCATTTGACCGTACTGGCGCTCTCATTAATTCTGTCGTCCTGAGCGGCGGCTTGTCCACCGGTTCAACCAGTCCTTTTAATAATTGCTCTCTTAACGTTACAGTCAACATCCCGACACCCTCTTTAACCGGCAAGCCGGACAGTAATGTTTCCAGCGTGACCCGGGCGGTTTGTGTGAAAACCATTTATTATCCCGTAACCGTATTAACAACTCGTTTAAATCCTTAATATCAACAAATCTTTCAGCATGTCCACAATCATTACATATCACGCAAGTACGACCATCCGCTTCCTTTTGTAACATAGTGACCTCCTAAGCGATAATTTTCCGGCGCTGGAGTTCGAAAAAACACTTGGCACAACAGGCCGTGTCGGTGTCGGCGTGGTGGGCGTCCGCGAAAGGTTCATTAAAAAGTATTTGGTGTAATTCTTCCAGCTTAGGCCATTTTTTCTTAGGCAAATTGCAGAAGTTTTGGGAGCTTTTCATGGTGCAAATTTTAGGAGTCCCATCAAAAAAAACATTGAAATTATTATGCATCTCACTTCGGAGTAATTCAGCGCCTAATACTCGCCTATCAAATGACACATTGTGAGCAACAAGAGTTAGATCAGTTTCCTTGCGTAAATCAGCACAAAATTCCGTCAATACATCTGATAACGGCAATCCTTTTTCTAGCGCAATTTCCGTGGTAATCCCATGGACCAAAGTAACGGCTTCCGGAATCTCAAACCCGTCCGGCTTGACAATCCGGCATTGCTTATTAATTTCATTTCCCTGATCGTCGCAGAGAATCCATGCCAATTGAACCAGCCTGGGCCAATTGTCCACGTCCGTGATCGGGGCGCTCCAATTTTTAGGGAGGCCGTTCGTCTCCGTGTCAAAGATTAGATACTGCATTCAATTTACTCCTTTCAAATTTGGCTTTTGTGAATGTCATTATTGATACTTTACCAACCAAATTAAAACTGCCATCCTGCAATGAATATAAACCGTATGTGTCCGCCATTTTCTGCCCTATCTCCTCGATGGGGGTGGCCGCCTTCACCTTCTGACGATGAAACCGGGCAGGAGGTTTTCTCCCCTGACGCCGTTCCAACCGGGAAAGCCTGGCCTCCAGTTCCCGGATTCGGAACTGATATTCTTGTTCTAAATCCGCGAAATGGTGGGCCAGGTATGTCGCCTCTTTGATGTATTGATTTGCCTCCATATCATTACACCTCCCTAAAACAATCCTGGTTGTTCGACCAAGGGAGGAGGAGGGGGCGGCTCCTCCGGTTGGTCCATGGCGGCCGCCACCTCTCCATGAGGATAAGTAATAAGTTCTTTGGCTACTCCATTTGATACCAAAAAAACCATATCAAAGGTATGTTGCGCTTCCCAAACGACCCTTGACAAAAATTTCGGATTGACTATCCAAATTTTCGAAACAGGGTCCCAGTTTCGTTCCAATCGTGGTAATTTGGCAACATATGACCAAAACTGAATATGGAAATCATGTTTGATTTGGGGCCAAATATGCCCCGGGTTCGGCGACTCAGTGATAGTACATTGAGTGACCATTTTACACTAACACCCCCATTTCCTGAATAAAACGACTGGGTTCTGCCGATTTCAGTTTCCCGTTCCAATCGAGTACCGCCCGGGGACAAGTGACAAATAGGTTTTCCTTGGCCCGGGTGACGGCGACGTAAAAGAGGCGGCGCTCCTCCTCCATGTCCGTGGTCTTTTTAGACGGGAATTTACCTTCGTTTAGACCTGCCACGATAACGGTATGAAATTCCAAGCCTTTGGCGGCGTGGACCGTCATGAGCTTGACAGCGTTTTGATTTATGGTGACCAGTTTCTCCTGGATGTCCCGGTACCGGAGCCATTTCAAGAATGACTGTAAATCATAACTTTCTCCGGCGTTTTGCCTGGTAATCTCCCATTTCTCCATCTCGTAAATTACCCAGTTAACATCGTCCCACCGATTTGTATTCCCTGCCGAAAAGTAATGTTCTTCAATCTCCAGTACCTCAATCAGCCGTCCAAAATAATAGGATGGAGTTGCTTGCTTTTTAGGTACAAAATCAATCTCGATAAACTTCTCAAGGAATTCCTTTGCCCCATCGTATGACCGATACATACTAACCGTCTCAAATAAACTCAAGCCGTCATCTAATGCGGCAAGTACAATTCGATCCAATTCCATAGGTGTTACGTATTGTTTGGGAAACATCAACGCTTTTTTAAGATTTACGTCATCCTGTGTATTAGACACCACATAAAGCCACGACATTAACGCTCTTATGTCCGGCCTTTTAAACACGTCATCCGAATTGGATACCACTTGCGCCGCCAATCCATTCATGTCAAAAATGGACTTGACTAAATCAATCTGCGCGTTTGTCCTTGCCAAAACAGCCACTGCACAAAGAGGAATATTCCCTATGATCTTTATTTGCTTCACCAACCCGGCAATGCACCCGGCCTCGGCGGTCGGGTCCGGGTAATCAAAAATTTCAACTTTTCGACCATCCCGCTGGGCGCGAAGCTCTTTTTTAGTTTGCCGGGTATTGTGAGCGATTACATTATTGGCGGCGGTGACGATCGGCCGGGTGGAACGGTAGTTTTCTTCTAACTTAATAATCTCACAGTCTGGCCGATACTTCGGTAAATCGATAAGAAATTCCACTTTTGCACCACGCCATCCATAGATAGCCTGATAATCGTCGCCCACGAAAAAAATATTCTCCGGATGCAATAACTCCAACAGTCGCATCTGCTCATTATTGGTATCCTGAAATTCATCCACAAACACGAATCGATATTTATATTGAAAGTTTTCTAAAACATCGAGGTTGTCAGTCCAAAGTTTATTAACTAAATCAATGAGCCGGTCAAGGTCTACGGCGTTGTTTTGCCGCAATCTATATCCATATTCCTTCAGGACTTTGCACTCTTCCGGAAAACAGGTGTACGTTTCGGCCACATCAATATCTTCCGAACATTCGAACCGTTCTAAAACTTTTTTGAGCTTCGTTCGCTCGCCGAAGTCCCTGATAATCTGCTCCAAAATTGATTCCCGGTCCTCTTGGTCGTAAATGGAGAAGTTTGGCTCAATCCCGATCAGGTGGCCGTAGTCACGTAATACGCTGACGGCAAACGCATGAAACGTGTTCATGAAAACTTTCCGCCCGGGCTCTCCGATGAGCCGGATTAATCTGTCTTTCATTTCCATTCCAGCGAGCCGTGTAAACGTCAAAGCCAAAATATTCTCCGGCTGCACACCGTCCTGGTAGAGCCGGGCGATACGGTGGGTGAGCGTTTTTGTTTTTCCGGTACCAGCCCCGGCCAGACATAGAATTACGGGGGCGGTAGATGTTACCGCCGCCCGTTGATCATCATTAAGGCCCTCAAGTAAATCAAACTGACATTTCATTTACGTTCACCTCCGGAGTAAGATTCCATACTTTGCAATCACCAATAAAAAACTCGGGAAGAGATTCCCAATCCTTCGGGAAGACCAGATCGCCTTTAACGTCCCCAGCGAGGATGATATTGTCGTACTGAGGTTTAAGCTGGGTTAATCCCTCGATTGCCAGTTTAAAATTGTACTTATCCAGATCATCACAGCGATCAATGGATAATACTCTTGTCTTAGGATTGGCAAGGTCAACAATCACTGTCACCAACGCAGCGAGATACATAATTTTCTGAGCGATTGAAAGAGTATCAAAATATATTCGCCGGTCATTCACAATCCAACCAAAAAGAAAAACTTCTTGGCCGGTCTCTGATTCGGTTTCAAAAAAGGCCGGATAGTCAAACCCCATTTTTTTTAAATATTTTTGCATGTTGGCCTGGAGAGGTTCAATCGCTTCCTTTACGATTTCTCCCAGTATCCCTTTATACCCTAACTCATCCTTAATAGCTTCCAAGCCGTCCACGCGATAAGAAGCATCTCGTTTTTCAATTAGGCTTTTTTGAATTAAAAGTAAATCTTCTTTAACCTGTGTAGCCTTGTCTATAAGACCATTTACAGTTTCAAGTCGCTCATTAATTTCATTAACCCGATTTTCGGCTTGAGTTAAATCGGACAAAGGAGGTTCAGCCATAGACAGACTGTTTAAAGGTACTAATTCATTCCGGTAAAAGATCACCATTTCATCCCGTTTTTGAATAGCATTCAATCTTTCGTTTTTTTGCTGTTCAAGTTCGGCAAGCTGCTGATTAATTACCCGGTTGTTTTCATTAGCCTGTTTCATTGCTTCCATGGTAGAGTTCATTTGATCCACAATGGCTTGAAGTTCATCCGCTATCCGCTTATAACTATCAGCAGCGACGGCAATATCCTGATCAATTGACTCGATATATTGATTTCCTTCTAAAATTTTGCCGTCAACGAAATCCATATAACCAGTGAAATCTTCTGCACACTTTTTCCGTTCCGGGTCTACGATACAGCAACCTTTTAAATTCACAATGGTATTCTTCGCTGTTTTAAGAGCTTTAAAGGCAGCTTCAAAATTTTGTTTTTGAGAAACCAGCGAATCATATTTCCCTTTAAGAATCTCCGCTTGAACTTTTTTGGAAGTGCCTTCTTCTTTGAGTTGATTATATTGTGTGCTATAATCAAAAGAATCCAGTTTCTGACGTGTTTCTTGAATTTGGGCGTCAATATCAAAAGTATCTGTAGAAATTTCGGTGCTTTCCAGTTTTTCTATCAATCGGTTAAGTTCATTAATCCGGTCATTCCGGGCATTTATGTTCTTTTCGCGTTCGCGGTCGGCTGAAATACTTTTTTCCAATTTCAGATGTTCTTCGTTTAATCGGTCTTGTTCCGCTTTGTATTTGAGTAAATCCCGGTCATTTAAATCGGATTGATTCTTTTTCTCGGATAATAGATTAACCACTCCTTCGGCGTCCCCAGCTTTTTGCTCCCAATTATCCTTTGTAGTTTTAAGCCACCCTAAAATTGCTTGGATTCCATCTTGAGCGGAAAAATCATTCGGATATTTGGCTATAGCCTGGTTAATCATTTCTTCCGTGATTTTGTATTCATCTAAATTGTTTTTCTTAAGGGTTGTGGTTAATAATTGTTTTTTTAGATGGGTTTCAATCGTCGCCCGATCCCATTTATCTGTGAAAATTGGTGATAATCCTGCTATGAACTTTCTACGTTCCGGCCCGGACAATTTAAGAAAAGTGTCAAAATCAAACATGGCCGAAAAACTTCCGACTTCACTGGCTATACGTTCCCGTTTCTGGCCTAAAGACGATTCTTCGCGGGAAGGAGAAAAACTAATCTCCTGGGAATATTTGATTTCGATCTCCCGGGTCTTCTTTTTTCGCTTGCAGTTCCGAATCAATCGCCGTACACAACTAAACCCAGTATCTAATACTATTCCGCCACCCATTTGGGTGTCGGAAGATGAAAACTTAAATGTTTCGGACTCGTTTTTACTATTTGGGGGAATATACCCCAACATGGTAAATGGCAACATTTCTAAAACCCTTGATTTCCCTCGCCCATTTCTTCCAATGAACAGGTCAAAACCGGTAAGTTCTTGGCTACCGGTTTTACCTTTATAATTTTCAAAGATGACTTTCGTAATCATAGTTTCGCACCTCCCGACGCTGCTAAACTGGGCACGTTTGGAACATTAGCTGTCATCGTTTTCCAAGTGCCTTTTTCAAATGCGTTACACAATAAATCGTATTGTGCTTTTGTAACCGTGTCCCAAATAAACTTCCCTTTAGCATCCCGATTTTTAGGAACTAAACTATCCTGAACAAATTTTGCTTCATCATTCGTTGCACCAACAGCTTTTACGATAGAATAAAAACGATTAATTTGCGATTCAGAAAGCTTTTTTTGACCTCCGGAGGATGAAGGAGTAGAAGAAGCTGGTGGAGTAGATGAATTACCACCGGTACTTGGTGCCTTTTTACCTGTTGATTGAGAGTCAGCGCTACTTCGTTGGTCAACTCCAGGATCAGCCTCCGGATCGTCGCCGGTGGAAATTTGGAGAAACATCATCCAAGCATACTTCATTGAAGCGGTTTGAGCTTTCATAACCGCCTTATCTCCAATATCTTGACCACTACCAAAACCAACCGTTTGAGTTGATTGACCAGAATCAGAATCAACAATAGTAAGTGTAGTTTTAACGGTTGCTAAATGCTCCGTATTCCCTTTGGAGTTTACGGTATCCCTAAAATCAGTAATTTCCGCTACGGGAAAAACCGCCACACGATGTTTTACTAAAGCAGCATTCACTTTGTCCAGCACATCGGCGGCAGTAGCATACTTATATCCGTGGAAAGTGTTTTGGCCGGTCTTTTGTACGTACCGGCATTCATCCATTATGGCGACGATCTTTGTGGCTAATTCTTTCATTGTCGTTCACTCCTTATTCTAATTTTCAAATCAATTACCTGATTTCCGGTAAGCAATCCCTCAATATCTCATCCATTTCCGGATCTTCCGACTTAAAATAACTTCGCGTCCCGTTATTCCCGTAAATATCAACGGAAACAAATTTCACCGGCCTGGGATGTTCGGCCTCCTCCTCCGGTGTTTTGGCGTCCAGCACTAACTTAAAACATGAAAAATCTTCATGAATCTTTTTCCTGGTGCCGGGAAGGAGGGTAATATAACGAAACTCTTCTCCATCGTAAATATCACCATCACATCCGGCGCACCGTCCGATAACTCGTTCATCAAGCGGGTTGGGTGACATCTGAATTCCCTCCCTTATAAAAAGCCGTAATGTGGAACTTTTCCACATCAATAAAACACCAATTTGATGTTTCACCTTCTACATGCGTGGGAACTTGATCTGATATTTTACTAAGTACAAATTCAGCGTCAGCGGCTGATTTAAAAGCATGAAAAGAAATATCCGCCAAATTTTCTCCTAAAATAGTTACAGAAAGATGATTTTTATCAAGCTTAATCCCTGTCATTTCTGTAATCTTTCTTACATAATCAAAAATGTCCATAACATTCGACACCTCCTAAAATAATTAAGACCATCATCCCGGACGGGCCGGGAGATGGTGGATTGTTAAAACGGTAACGGTTCGTCTTTTGGCCATATTTCAGGTAAAAATTGTTCTTCGTAAGAAGTCAGTTCCCCGATTACTTCCCTGGCCTCCTCGACTGCATCTAGCCTGGCCTGTTCGGCGTTGTCCTTGGCAAGTTTAATCGCGTCTTGGGCAAGTTCATGAAGCCGGTTATTAATGGCTTTCGTCAAATAATCAACCGTTGGTTTGTCAATACAAATTCCAACTAAATTTAAAACCGCGACTTCATTGTGGTTTCCTGTAAAAATTCCTTGGAACGTCAATTCAAACTCTGACCCGCCACCCAAATCACCGTTCGCCATAGCACGAGTTAAATTTTATTCAATATTTACCGCTGTTGCTTTGGCCTGATTAAATTCATCAATCTTACTCAAAAACAACACCTTCTTTCACAAGCTTTTTCTGCAATTCACGCACCGTACCGGCAAAGGAGGCAATCAAACTTTTGGTTTGATTCTCCGCCCTAATGGCCGATAAAATAATCACTGTCCCGTGTGCTGATACCATTTGATTAAACCTCCATACTGTGCTAAAATAGAAAACACAGACGTTTTGAGTTGTCCAATTCTTACGTCAGGGACCGTTTTGAGAGAACGGTCCTTTTTTGATTATTCAAACTTTTATTGATGTCCCTCACGTTCCGCACAAATTTGTCAGGCGGGTCGATTAAGCCCCGTTCGTATCTGCTGACTGATTTTGCGGTAAAGCCTACCAGTAACGCAAATTCCTCTTGAGTCATCCGTAACTGTTGACGAATTCCCTTGTAATTCATAGCTCCACCTCCTTTCGGTAAGTTCCGGTAATATTGACTATTTAAAAAAATTTTTCTTGGGTATATAATCCAAATCGAAAGTACCGCGAACGGCCCCTCCGATTTCAACCCCGAATCAAACCGTCTTCAACTCTCCCTCTTGATGCGGGAGCATTCCCCGCTCCCGCATACCATCCAAAATAAAATCCACCCAAGCCTCATCAATTTCCCGTCCGTCCTTGTCCTCCTGGCCGATCACCTGCTGACTGATCATCTTGGCCGGTTCGCCCAGGCGGGTGGGGCGTTTGTATGTCACCGCGAGTAAATCAACCATTATTTAGCCTCCATGTCGATGTGTCATCCCCAAGAAGGATTTACTTGCCAGTAAACCCTTCTTGGGAGCGATACGCCGCTCCCGTTTTTACTCCATCTTTATGGCTTCAATCAACGCCGTCGAAATTTCATCCAGCTTCAATTTCCGATCTACCGGGTCAGTGTCGCCCCAGACATTCATCAATTCGGTCAATTCCTCGGCAATGGTCTCTAAAGCTTCTAACTGATCCATTTCGGAATCTTCGGTTTGAGCTACCTTCTCCATCGTCAACCCTCCTTTCTTTGAAATTTAGGGAGAATCAGGTCGCGCTTTTGGAGAAACATGTCCTGCCTCCTTTAAAAGGGTTATCCGGTGCCGGTGTCCGTTTGGCTATTCGTACCCGGAATCAAACGTGGGGGCGGATACATAGTGCCAATCTCTATGTATTTATATCCCTTGTCGCGCCGTCTGTGCGTTTCAACTCGCCGCCTGCCCGGATAACCTTTTTAAAAGAGGCCGGTTTTACCGGCTATAAATTCCTTGCTATTACCAACCTTTCTTTTTAGGGGGTATCCCCTTTCAGAAAGCTATCCAGTACTCGTTGCCGGTGTCCCGGGCTGCAATGGCTTGCGCACCGGATAGCCTTCTGAAAAGGGCCGGCTTGGTGTCCGGCTATATTAAGGAGGGTCTGTATGGCCGGTTAGGCGGATTCGCTGGTCGCGGATTCTTCATTATTAACTTTGCAATCCGTCAAATCATTGGACAAAATTAAATCGCTAATGGGAACTTCAAATATAGATGCAATTGATGCTGCCATTTCTAAAGTCAGTCTACGCTTGTTATTTTCAATTAAGCTGTAATAACTTTCAGAAATATTAAGCTTTCGAGCCATATAGGAACAAGTAAATTCACCCTTTATATTGGAATCTTTACGTTTTTCTTTGCGTAATTTTTTTATATTACTCATTTATGTTTCCTTTCTACTTTGCATTCTGTAAAGAATGATTTTATAATACCTCTAACTTTACAAACTGTCAATAGTGCAAATAAAAAAATTTACTTTTTGCAAAGTTGCTTTTATTTGCTATCTGTAAAGTTTATAATTTTGTAAAAGAGGTACAACACATGAGCCTTGGAATTACACTAAAACAATTAAGAGAACAGCAGAATTTAACACAGATTGAATTGGCTAAAACATTAAAATTAGCCGACTCCACTATTTCATTATATGAGTCCGACAAAAGGGAACCCGACTATGAAACTTTAAAAAAAATAGCCGATTTTTTTAGCGTTACCGTTGATTATCTACTTGGTAGAGAAATGACTATTAAAGCCTATAAGGTGACGGGGGACGTTCTGGATATATCGGAACTAGAGGAAGAGGAGCAGCAATATCTTCGGCAATTAGCCGAAATGTTTAAGAAAAAGATGAAAAAATCGAAAAAATAAATTAACAATCGATATGTATGTAATTTTGTGTTTATTAAAAGTAAAATCTGTCTTATAAATACCTTTAGGAAGTTTTTTGAATTTAATCAAGACGATACCCCCTTCGATATTTCGAACACGTGTTCTATTATATCACTCGATAACAAAATGAAAATAACAAATATTAACGGAAAGTAACTGAAATTAAAGGAGATAATTATGAAAGATGTTTTTTGGAAAATTATTGCCGTTTTAACTTTAGTTTCAATTATAACCGTATCAAGTATTTATGCACTTTCAACCCGATATACAGTCCAAAATGCAAGTTTCATTTTAGATCGTTGGACGGGAACTGTTTATCCAATTAAAGATCGCTCAAAAAGAATTATAGAAGCTCAAAAAATTCTAGATGAAATTGAAAAGAAAAATCAAAAATCCAATCTACAACAATTTCAAGAATATCTCCAGAAATGAGGAAAAATAAAATGAGTTCATTTGCTTATATCCGAACCGCTTCCACGGACCAAAGCGCCGAACGCATCCAAAAACAACAGAAACTTATTCAAACATATGCCGCTGAAAATGGAATTGTAATTACTAAAACGTATATCGACGATGGTTTTTCAGGTCTTTCGATGGACCGCCCGGAATTTCAAAGACTGATTCAAGATGTCAAAGAAAATAAAGATGAATCCATCGAAATTATCGTGGCTGATTTTAGTCGCATCTCTAGAGTGAGTTCCGAACTGCTTATGTATCAAGAAATGTTAAAGAAATACAATACTATTATAGTTTCGACTACAAAATGAAAGCCGTTGCCTATCCCCGTTTCTCATCATCCAATCAACACGAGGAATCCATCACCGCCCAGCTCAGGGCCATCCGCGCCTGGGCCGAAAAAAATAACGTGACCATCGTCAAGGAATACATCGATGAGGCCCGATCGGCCACCACCGACGACCGCCCCCAATTCCTAAAAATGATCTCCGATATCACATCGGGTCGAATCGTGGTTGATTACGTTCTCGTACATAAACTCGACCGGTTCGCCCGGAATCGTTACGACTCAGCCATTTACAAGCAAAAACTTCGCTCAAAGGGAGTAAAACTACTTGCCGTAGATCAGCCGCTGGGAGACTCCCCGGAGGATTCCCTTTTGGAGGGACTACTCGAGAGTATTAACGAATTTTATTCCAAAAATTTATCCCGCGAAGTTAAAACTAAAATGAAAGAATATGCTTATCAGGGGCGGCATTTGGGCGGGGTCCCCCTCCTGGGATATTCTATAGTTGACAAACATTATGTCATTAATTCGGCGGAAGCGCAAGCAGTTCAAACGATCCTTGAAATGACTGCAGCAGGAGAAGGCCAAACCGCTATAATAAATGCCACGAAACAGCGCGGTATGAAAACCAAAACTGGCAAGCCATTTGGTAAAAATTCGATACACGAAATAGTCAGAAACTATGAGAAATATATGGGGATATATATTTATAACCGTCGTTCTAATCCCCAAAATAATCATTCTAGTAAATCGGATGATGAAATAATTCGAATTCCTGGCGGTATGCCAGCTATAATAAATGAAGAACTAGGACGGAGGATTGAAAATATCTTGAAAACACGCAGACATGTATCTCCCCGGCGCCACGGGGATACTATTTATCTTTTAACCGGAAAGCTGTTTTGTGGAGAGTGCCAAGCGGCTTATACCGGAACTGCTACAGTGGCAGGTAGAAATAAAGCTCATTATAAATTATACCGTTGTGTGAGCCGAAAACAAAAGCGAGATTGTAAAAATAAAGACATCCGTAAGGAAATTATAGAGAATTACGTCCTAGATGAACTCGAAAAACTTTTTAATCCGGAGCGAGTGGACAAAATCGTCGCCATGGCCCAGGAGCGATATATAAAACAGATGGCCAAAAACAGCGAAGAAATAGAGCAAATAAAAACTAATTTGACTGCCGTCACCCAACGAATTGATAACCTATTTAACGCTATTGAGACTAAAAGCGTGGAGGCCACCGTGGCCGGACCACGCCTTAATACTTTGTCTAAGGAAAAGGAATTGTTAGAGGCCCGGTTGCAGGAATTGGACGCCGAAAAGCCCGGATTGCTCACTAGGGAACGAATTTTAGAATACTTAGAAACAAATAAGGATCATCTCCTTAAAAGAGATAATCCTTTGATTATGAAGCATATTATTGATGTAAACGTGCAAAAAATTATATTAACGCCGGATGACATCAAAATCATTTTTCGTATCCCATCGGACGCTTCTAGTAATGGTGGAGGCGGGGGGAGTTGA